TGTAATCATTATAGTTTTTGATCCAATCTAAAAAGTTTGTAAATGTCTCATTGTCTTTTGAACGTATCTCTACAGACTTTGAGAAATCAACAGATACTTCAGGTGTATAAAAACTTGATCCATTTGGTAATGGGTTCTTAGTCAACTTAGTAAGCTGTATATTATGCTGAAGAGGTAGTCTTTCTTTCTTTACAAAAAGATTAAAAGCATCTCCTAGAGTTTTGTATGCAGTCTTATTGTCAATCTCCCAAATAAAAGGAATATTAACATCTAGATCAGCAGACTCTCCTGTCTGTGTGACGGGATTTTTTAGAGTCACTGTTCCAAATATAACACGCACTCTTTTTATTTGTCTTATTAAGTCTTGTGTCTCTGTAGGTAAAGACTTAAAATCTTCAACGAATCCTGTAGGCTTTCCACAGTTGAACTTGCCTGTATTATCTTTGAGATCAATACTCAGACTATCAGACATAATAGTTCTATGAAACTCTCCTTTAGGTTCATTGTCTTTAGCATTTGGAAATGCTATGTACCTTCTATACATATATCTTTGCATAAAAGGTCTTACGATAGCACCCTCTGAATAGTAGTAAGTAGATGTATCTCCATTTACTATCTCAAGTCTGTAAGTGCCACTAGGAACGACTTCTACGTTCATAGATTTACCATCAACATCCTTTTGACCCATAATAGGCGAATGCCATATTCTAAGTCTATTAAGAAGGTTTGCTTTCTTAGACTCTCCACTCTTCATAGTAGAGAGACCCATTGCTTTTGCCATACTAGCATAATTATCCGTAGATATAGTAACTAATTCAGTCAATATAGTTCTCCTTTTTTAAGTTAATAAGTTATATCATGTATACTATTTAGTGTCAAGCCAATTATTACCTATTTTTGATTCTAATAATAATGGTACATTAAAGTCAATCTGATACTGTCTGTCTATAATATGTTTCATTTCTCTGTTTACAGATTCAATGACTTCATGTACTTGACTACTCTCGTTTGGATGCACGTCTATAACAATAGAATCATGCACAGTATTAACTATACAGGATTGCATATTATCTAGTCTTGCATCAATCTCTAGCATTATAAGAGGAACAATGTCTGCAGTAGCAAAACTCTGCACAGGATAATTCTTTATCTGTGTAAAGCTAGTTACTGAACCATTACCTCGTCTTACTACATCAGGAAAGCTAAACTCTCTTCCTGAAGGTATAGTAATCTTTTTATTACCTATAGCTTCTTTAGCCAATCGGGAGTGCCATAGGTTGATCTCTTTGTACTTGTCTGTGAAGTGTTTGTAATATGTAGCTTGAGCAGCCGATCTCCCAAATCCTGTTGCTCCGTACAAGGGAGCAAACGTGTGTGCTTTCGCTTCTTGCCTAGAAGTCTCTTCCCCAGCATCGCTAATAACACTAGCAGTATAACTATGCACATCAAATCCATCTTCTATCTCCTTCATTGCTATTTTGTCTTGTGATAAGAATGCTGCAGTTCTAAACTCTAACTGAGCAAAGTCTGCTTCTAATATCTGTCCACCTTCCCAACGAGAAACAAATACTTTCTTAACAGGGAACGTGCCACCTCTAGGCATATTCTGCATATTTGGATCTGCTCCACTAAATCTACCCGTAGCTGTCCTGTGCTGTAATAATCTAACGTGTAGCATACCATCAGACTTAGTGTATGCTCTTATACCCTCAACAAAAGATGAGAGATATGTATCTAGTGCAGATAGTCGTTGTATATCTGATAAGAAGTTGTATGCTTTCATAGAGTTTGTTCTCTTTGTCATGTGCTGTAATACATCTAACATCTTTTTATTAACACTAAAACCATTAGCACTAACCCACTTTACATTTGGTGGATTGAATCTAAATCCTGCAATCTTAGTGGTGGGAGTAAATACATAACCCAAAGCATGACAGTTTACACACTTAGGCAAGTTAGCATATGGAGTGCCATCTTTCTTCAGCTTCTTTATTCTCCCTGTGCCATGACATACAGGACATCTCTCTGCTACAGTCTTATACACAATACTAGAGTTAGCTTTTACGTTGCTTAGTAGCTCTTCCTTGCTCATGTAAGGTGTAAAGTTATTCATCCATGTAGTTTTATCTTTAGGTTTTCTACTATATATAATCCAAGATAACTGTTCTGGACTATTTAAATTAATAGGTGTATCTCCCATAATCTCTTTTACTTGTTTATTTAGTCTATCCTCTATCTCTTGCTTTTCTTTTTCAAACTCATTCTTAACATCATTAAGTACATCAACATCTACTTTAAAACCTCTACGATATATCTTAGCGAGTGCTAGACAAACCTTGTTTGTAAATATAACAGTATCCATCAATCTCGCATCATCTGTAGAGTTAAGTCTTTTGTATTGCATATCACATAACTGCTGTGTAGCACGTAAGTCTGCAGATAGATATTGTGATAACTCTGCTCTAGGTATCTCATCAACTCCCATATCTTTTGCAAAGTATTGTTTAAGTGTGTCTTGCTTTTTAGTAGCTAGATCATGTCTCTCAGCACAGGCTTCCAAAGATAGTGGTTGCTTTATACCACGTTGCAATATGTATTCTGCTAACATAGTATCAAAGACAGGACCATCATATCTAAAGCCTGACTCCCAAAGCCACATAAGATCATAAGCAATGTTATGTCCAATTAGGATAGTAGTGGCATCTAGTAACTCTTGTATGCCTACGGAAGCCTGACCATCATTCTCCATATCATATAAATACTCTACACCTTTATCTGTCCTACAACCCACCATGACTAATTTGTTGGTAGATTCAAATGGATCTAGATGCATCTTACCATCTCTTTTTGTGACTGTATTTTCTACATCAATCGTTAGTTTCATTTAACATCTCCTTGTGTCTTCTTAAATATATAATTGCATTTTCTAAAATAGTCAAGCTGTCTTTAAAACCACCTAACCCTGTATTACAATGATGACATATCCAACCTCTAAAAGTATTTGTAGTATGACAATGATCTAGAACCCAATTCTTCATTCTGAGTTGTCCGTGCTTAGACATCTCCTCTATGCTTCTCTTACAGATAGGACATACATAATCATCATCAGGATATGCATTTTCTTTTCTTAATTTTTTTATTACATTCTTATGTCCATTCTTACATGACTTACAAGTTCTTTTTACCTCGCCTGATGCCATGACTATAAAATTAGTTACAGGTTGTTCTACATCACATTTAATACAAGTTATGTATTTAATCATGGTTCATACCTTCCTATCCTATAGTTAAGTGTACAATGTCTTGTACCATGCCATCCTGTAAGTTTATTCTTTACAACATTTAAGTGTCTTTGTAAATCTTCTTTATCAGGATCATCATCCTGCTTTGGTGGATTCTTAGCTATTAATATCATCAGATCAGCTTCTGCTGCTTTACCTGTACGACTGCCTTCCATCATAGATTGATTGAGTAATACTTTACCCTCTGCATCTGCAGATAGCTGTGACATATAAAATATAGCACAGTTGTACTGCTTGGCAATCATACGTGCATGAATGGCATTTGCTTTGAGTGCTTCATCTTGTCTAGCAAAACCCTGTGTACGAGCAAACTTATCTCCCATATCTAACACAACTATGTCAGGACTGTAGGACTTACACACACTCTCTACCCAAGACATATCTCTACCTGTGGCATCTTTAATCTTAATCTTCTCCTTGATAGGTTGATAAAGATCACGAGCTTTAGTTGGTTCTCTCTTAATCTCTTGCATAGTCATGCCTGTGGATGCAGTAAGATATCTTGCACCAACTCTGTGACTACCTTCTTCATTACATAAAACAATACAACTAGCACCCTGTCTTGCAAAACCATCAGGAGATGCAATAATACTAGCATGGAAAGAAGTCTTACCTGTATTAGGTCTAGCACCCACCTCTATCAAATGTCCTGCATTGATACCACTAATATGTCTAGTAAGAGATGGTAAATTAAAATGCCATCTAGCTTCAAGATCATTCTTCTGTAATAAAGTCTCTATATCCATATCATCCCACTCCACATTTAAGTCAGGTGTAAAATCATCATTGTGTTGCTCTAGTAAAATACGTAGTGGTTCTAAACTAGACTGTGTGCCATTGACATAATCAAATCCTAGATTAGCCACATCTTCTCCTACAACTCTTTGGAATAACTTTGACAGAACCTCTTGTGCTATGTCTTTACCCAAAGGTTTTTCTTTTTTGATATCTGTAAACAATGAAGAGTATGCTTGTTTTTGTGCAGTTGTAAGATTAGGATTGTTAACCATGAACAATGCTTCTATCTCATCAGGTGTTACACTTCTACTATACTTATCCATAGCAGAGTCTATAGCTGTCTTTACTTTGCCTACATCTTTGCTAAATAGTCTGTCAGGACACTTAGCACCTCTATGCTCATCATAGAAACTTTTCTCCATTAAACTTCTAACTAATGCTATTTCCATACTAATTTCTCCTTAGGGGTTAGGGAATATAAATTCATAATATCTTCCGTGTTTAAATATTTTAAGTCATCTTTTAATTTTAATACCTTTGTGTCTTTTACATATTGTCGCAACTCTTTGGCAAACGATATTGTCTTAGGGATAGCATCAGGGTCTAGTGCGATTATAGCAGTTGAGAATTGCGATAAGTATTTTTTATGGAGATCAGATAGTGATGTACCCAACACTGCTACCCCTACGTAGACATCACCACCTATAACAGACGCACTTATGCAATCCTCAACCACAACTGCCACTTTACCACAACCAAACGTAAAGGGCAATCCTGTATTACCATATCTTTTCCATTTAGGTAATCTTTTACCGAGTGATCTTCCCACACCATCCACTATTGCTCCATTATCACGGATGGGGAAAACTACTCTATGTTCTTTTACATCATACTGTAAATCTAATTTATCTAAATTAATATCATACTTTTCTGCAAACTGTTTTACTTCAGTTCTATCTATGTGACTAACAATGTACTCAGGTAATTCTGTTCCCAAGTTGGGAATGGATTTATCTGCCTGATCTTTGTGCATTTTCTTTTGTATATCTTCCATAGTTATTCTAATTTTACTTTTACCAGATACATTACAAGATGCTTTATAACAATTATATAATAATAAACCCATAGAGTTTGTAACAGTAAATGTATTATATCCATTACATATAGGACAATCCATTCTTAATGTATCATCAATAGGTATGTTTAATTGTTTTATATATGTATATATATCATTGGGCATGGACAGTATCCTTATATCATACTTTTATTTACTTGTCAAATTTCTACGCATATTGAGTGCAACACTAGCACTCGTAAGGGTATGCTTCATGTATGGTTTAACACTTTGAGGGTTGGCATGACCTGTTACGGACATAATATTTGCCATAGATACTCCTGCATCAACCATTTCTGTTGTACCTGTTCTTCTAAGATCACTCAATCGTAGCTCTTTAGAGAGTCCTGAGAGGGTCATAACCTTTCTAGCTAGTAGAGGTAGCTTGTAGAGTGAATAAGGCTCGTAGACCCCCTTATATGGCTTTGTACGG